ATTAAAATTGGCTAAGGCAAAGGCAATCTTTGACATCCAAAAGATTCAGATTGAGGCAGCCCTAAAGGGCAAGATAAGCGAAGAAGATCGCTTACGGCTACTACTTATGAAGGCCATCAATGCTGAGAATTTAGACGACATTGACAAATACACAAAGGCTCTTGATGCAGCACAGGCCAAGACTAAAGAATTACAAGCCTTGCTGGACGCTATAGCCAAGAACAAAATTGGCAATGTTGTCTCAGCAGATTTTTACAAAGGTATGAGCGAAGCTGAGATTGCTCTAGAAAAGTTTAAGGAATCTGGCAAGTTTAGAATTGCTGGCATTGGCAACCCTGTAACAGCAGACTTCTATAGAGGTCTTAGTGATGCAATGATTGCCCTAGAACGATTTAGAGAAGCAGGCGGATTTAGACTCGCTGGTGTCGGCAATGCCAGTGCAGTTGCAAGTAATGGAGCTGGTGGTTTTACTGATTCTCAAAATGAAGCAAGGCTTTTGGAAGAAGCAAGAAAGAAGGCAGCTGCTGAGGCAGCCGCTGCTGCTGCTGCTGCCGCTACTACTGTAATTGTCAATGTATCTGGCACAGTAACTGCTCAAGAGGATTTAGAAAAAGCAATCCAAGATGCGATAAACAAGTCCAGAGCTGCTGGCAATGTTGATGCCCTAGCCCCTAGATCATGGCGAGGCGAAGTGTAATGGCTTTACCTGCAACAGTAGGCGTAACTATAAACTTTAGCGATGGTCCAGCGTATGCACAGGCCATGATTCTTGACCAAGGTTTATTAGGTACTAATGTTCTTGCCAATAGTGCAGCTATTATCATTGACTACTCAGCACAAACGACACAGATTGCTACACGCAGGGCGCGTGACCTTATCAATGACATTTACAATACAGGCAGTGCCTCAGTCAAGATTCTTGATCCTAATGGGGATTTCAATCCTACTAACACGCTTTCTCCAATTTATGGTTTTGTAAAGCCCTTACGCAAGATACAAATAACAGCTACTTATGGGGCAACTACATATAGCTTGTTTAGTGGTTACATTTCTGAGTACAGATATACCTATCCTGTAGGCCAAGAGATTGGCTATGTAACAGTGCAGGCTTTTGATGCCTTCAAAATTCTTAACCTCGCCTATATTGAAACTGTTACAGGTGGAGTTCTCGGTCAAGACACAGGTACTCGTATTGAGAAGATTCTTGATGAAGTTGATTGGCCTGCATCCATGAGATCAATAGCAATCGGTGACACAACCTGTATTGCAGATACTGGCACAACTCGCACAGCATTACAGGCTATCCGCGTGGCAGAGTTTAGCGAGCTAGGGGCTTTTTATATGGATGGCGCGGGCAACGCTATCTTTAAGAGCCGCACCGAGACTATTGAAACAGCAGGCGGTACTCCTACAGTCTTCAATCAGACTGGTGGCATCGATTACGCAAATCTAAAATTTGCGCTAGATGATAAGCTCATAATTAACTCAGCCAATATAACCCGCGCTGGTGGCACAACCCAGACTTCTACAGATACTGCAAGCGTGGATACTTATTTCTTGCATAGCGTCAATTCTAATAACCTGATTATGGAAACTGACGCAGATGCCCTTGATGTAGCACAGCTCTATGTTGCAAGTCGTAAAGATACAGACCTTCGCATTGACTCCATGACCCTTGATCTTATGACTGCCAATTACACAGCAGGCGTTACTGCTGCCTTGAGCATGGACTTTCTTTCCCCTGTTACCATTTCAAACATTCAACCTAATGGCGACACAATTACAAAGACTCTACAGATTCAAGGCATGAGCCATGACATTACGCCAAACTCATGGGTAAGCAACTTCTTGACAATGGAACCCATAACCGATGGCTTCCTGCTTGACTCGACAATATGGGGTATCCTTGATACATCCGTACTTAGTTACTAGGAGATAAGATGGCTAAACAGACCTTCACCACTGGGCAGGTGCTGACTGCTGCCCAAATGACATCGCTGCAACAAACAGCAATGGGCGGTGGATCAACGACTGCTAAGACTGCTAGTTATGTCTTAGTGGCTGCTGACGCTGGAACAGTCGTACAAATGAACAGCGCAAGTGCCACAACGATTACAGTCAATACCGCCCTCTTTGCGGCTGGTGATACTGTGGAAATACAAAATGTCGGCGCGGGTGTCTGCACAGTAACGGCAGGTACGGCAACAGTAAATACAAGTAGCACTCTGGCACTAAAACAATACGATGCTGGCACCCTGTATTTTAACACTACAAGTGCGGCTATATTTTTTGCATCAGATGCAGCTGACGGCGGATCACCACTTACTACAAAAGGCGATTTATACACCTATTCAACGGCTGATGCCCGTTTAGCAGTAGGCGCAAACAACACTTTTCTGATTGCAGATTCAAATGCCGCAACTGGATTAAAATACGGCGGAACTTGGACTACTTGGACACCAACTTATAATAATTTAACAGTTGGCAACGGCACTACAACCGCAAGATACCAACAAGTTGGAAATACAGTTTTTTATTTTATTAAGTTTGTAATGGGAACAACAAGTGTTGTAAGTGGAGATGTTTACTATTCTTTACCTGTTGGCTCTGCCTCAAATGCATTGTATAATGGTGTTGCTGAATACATAGACACTGGCACACAAGATTTTGGCGGTACAGTTGAGTATTCAGGCTCTAATGGATTTTTTAGGATTACAAATGTAGCGGGCACTTATGCTACATACAGCACTACATTAAGTGCTACGCGCCCGTTTACATGGGGATCAACCGATATAATGTCGGCTTACGGATGGTATGAGGTGGCGTAATGACTTTTGAATTTAATCCAAGATTTCCCGATGCAACTAATGAGCAAAAATGGGAACAGATGAAGTTGTGGCGCAATGCTGAACTTGTCCGAACAGACTGGACAATGCACATAGACGCGCCAACCGATAAAACTGCGTGGGCTATTTATCGCCAAGCGTTAAGAGATTTACCAGCACAAGGCGGAGATGCTGACAAGGCAACTTTTCCAAGTAAGCCTGCATAGTGGAACACTTGACTAAGACAATTACTTATGAAGCCGCGTCTATCTAAAGCTGCAATACAGTTAAGAGAACAGTTAGATGATTCCTTCCCAGATCGTGACAGGGCATCGGATGGTTGGGTCGGTGATACCCGACACGCTGCTCGCAAGTCTGATCATAATCCAGATGAGCAAGGTTGGGTTCGTGCCATTGACATTGACGCAGATTTATTCGGTGCAGGGGTCAAGCCGCATATCATGCCAGACCTTGCAGATCAACTTCGAATCAGTTGCAAGTCTAAGGCAGAAAAGCGCATCTCGTACATTATATTTGACAGCAGGATTGCGTCTCCCATCCTTAATTGGAAGTGGCGCAAGTACACAGGGGCTAACAAACACAAGGCACACATGCATGTTAGCTTTAAGAAAGAAGCTGACTTATTGGGTGAATTTTATTCGATACCTATGTTAGGCGGAAACTAATGAAAAACATCAAGCATCCTGCATACCTTGCTGCTGGAGCATTTTTAGCAGCTTGGGCATCTACTAACTTTGAAGCAGATTATCGCGCAATCCTTTGGGCTGTTTTATCTGGTGTCTTTGGATACGCGAGTCCTAAGAAGTGACACAAGCAGATTTCTTCACGCTCTACATTGCCACTATAGCTGTCATAGGTGGCCTGTCAGGTTATGTCATTACTCACCTGTTGTCTGAAATTAAAAGACTCAACTCGCGGGTTGATGAAATCTACAACATCTTACTAGACAGGTAACATTGTGCTATGGCAAGAAAAGCAACTAAGGCTTTAGAGGATCAAGGTTACTCAGCTCTTGATGCTTACTGCATTGGGATTTATGAGTATTATCGCTCTCTAAAGAAAGCAGGCTTTGCAGACAGCGTTGCTCTGTTTATGATTTCAGAGCCTCAATCTTATCCTGCATGGATATTGCCATCTCCTGTCGATCCAGAGAAGTTCGGCGATTATGAAGATGAGGACGATGACTAAACGCAGATACTTGGTTATCTCGGATTTACAAATCCCATATCACCATGAGCAAGCTGTTAAGAATCTTATCAAGTTAGTAAAGCGGGAGAAGTTTGACCTCATCTTAAACACAGGCGATGAGTTAGATATGCAGAGCCAGTCTCGCTGGGCTCAAGGCACTAAGTTAGAGTGGGAAGGTACGCTAGATGCTGACAGAAGCCTTGCGCAGGATATTCTCTATGAACTCGGCACAACAGATGTCACTCGGAGCAATCACACAGACCGCCTATACCACACAATATTACGCGCACCTAGCCTCATCGGATTACCAGAATTGGAATACGCAAAGTTTATGGACTTCGCTGGACTCGGAATCCGCTTCCATAAAAGACCATTCGAGTTTCATAAGGGATGGGTCTTAGTCCATGGAGATGAAGGATCAATGAACTCTAATGCTGGACTTACAGCTCTTGGGTTGGCTAAGAAGTTCGGCAAATCTGTAGTCTGTGGTCACACTCACAGGGCAGGCATTAGTGCCTTCACAGAAGGCATAGGAGCCTCATACAGGACTTTGTGGGGATTAGAGGCAGGAAATGTCATGGACAAGAAGAAAGCCTCTTATTTGAAGGCTGGGAGTGCTAATTGGCAGATGAGCGTAGCAGTGATTGAGACACATGGAGACCGCGTAAGTCCTATGCTAGTGCCTCTAAATAAGGATGGGTCATTTACCCTATATGGACGACTTTACGCTTGATGTAGTTCGCACCATCGACACGATGATTGATGAGTCAGAATTGTTACCATTTCGTTATAAGAATGTGCTTGCTTAGTCTGTCCATTATGCGACACTAATCCTGTACCCAATCAAGGGCATTGGGGCGGATAGGTAAAAATCATGGCAACGATAGAAATCTACGAAAGTGCAGTAACTTGCAAAGAAATCCTGTATTGCATTTATTGCGATAGACAAGTTACCAATAGAACCCATTGCATCCCCTGCAATGAATACAAGAGTGTTGTCACACTAGCTCAGTATGTTGAGTTTAATGGACATTACCCACGCATGCAGGCGGTCAAATAATGAAGATTACAGCTAAAGACTTTGACAACTTAACAGATACAGTCATGGGCTGGAAAGGCAATGATTGGGAATTGCAAGGTGAGAGATTTGCTGACAAGCCCTCACACGACTGGGCTGTAGTGTGCTGGTACGACTCTGTAGTCAGCATGATTATGGCTCGCACATTTCTTGAGCAAAATGACTACGCATTTCAAGAATCCTACGATCACAATATGGAATCATGGGTATTGCTAACTAATTACGACTCTTTTAACATGGCGGTGTCAGCATGACGAATAATGACAAGCTGCTTATTATCTGCCTTATTGGGGCAGGTATTAGCTTTATAATCTGGGCGTTGCAATCCTACAAAGAAGCCTATGATCGCGGACATCGCGATGGCTGGCACAAAGGCAGAGCAGTCAATCGAGCAGATTTTTGGCAAGAATGAAACATGCAGAGATACTTAGTTCTGCCACTGATCTATACAAAGACAGAGGACTTGCTTATGGTCACCCAAGTGACAATATGGCACGAGCAGCACGACTTATTAGTGCCTACCTTGAAATGCCAGTGGAAGATTACCAAGTTGCAGTTATCCTATCGCTGGTCAAAATCGCAAGGACAATCGAAGATGGATCAAGAGTGGATTCTTGGATTGATGGAGCCAGTTATCTAGCAATCGCTGCACAACTCAAGACAGAGGAAAATGCACTCTATGTTTAATTTAGCCGATTACGAGCCAGTTGAGGTGAGACTTGAAAAGTTTATTAAAGACCATCCAGATTTTCGCATTAGCACTGAGCTGGAAGTTGTGGAAGCTAGTCGATATATTGTTAAGGCTTATCTCTTTAAGACTAGCCAAGATAGCATCGCATGGGCGACAGGGTACGCGGAGGAGACAGTTAGCACTCGCGGCGTCAATCAGACTTCTGCACTGGAGAATTGCGAGACATCTGCAATTGGCAGAGCACTTGCAAATGCGGGTTATGCTCCTAAAGGAAAGCGTCCTAGCCGCGAAGAAATGAAAAAGGTTGCACCTAACCATCCCGCTTTACAGGTAGTGCCACAGCCAGTCGATGTTGATTATTGGAACACATCCTTTAAAGAGCAAGCAGTAATCGCAGACATTGTCAATACGCAAATGGATACGCCATCGTGCGTTCATGGCGAAATGATATGGCAGACA